ACCAATACGTCTGTAGCAACGGCTCCAGCAATATTAGGAGTGACTTCAATTGTGCTATTAGCAACGTCCCAGTAAGTGATTTGACCCTTGCCACGGAAAGTAGCAAGAGTAGCATCAAATACCTGAACAGTCTGGCCAAAACGAACTAAACGAGCACCGAATGCTGCATTCAATACATAAGTATCAAATCCAGCACCAGCAGTAACTGTATCAATAGTTCCAACAGTTCCAGTGCCATCTTGCATTAACTGTGAGTCTAACTGTCTCCTCAATTCATCGAGTGCAGTTGCAGTTAAACGCCTCACAGCCTGAGTAATGGCTTTCCTATCATTATCTGTTGCCCACTGGGTTAATTTAGTATACTCAATGTTCAATGAGACATAGACAGGATTAAGAGTAGCTTTATCCCAAGTGGGACCGCCGCCACGTCCTAAATCACCACCGTTAGGATCAAAATACTGAAATGATCCACCAGGACTAATTTCTAACGGAACACGCATTAAACGCTGTGAAACAACTTCTACGTCACGCTTTTTAATATTGGCGTAGAACTTGTCGTCTCTTTCAAAGAGAACACGAATCTTCGGAATGACTCGTTCCAGCTCTAATGCTGTTACTTGACTTTCTACAACAGCCATTAAAGTCTCCTAATCACTATTTAAGAAATCTAAAGTAGACATTCCTCTTGGAATATCTTTACCACTAGTGATACGAGAAACTGGCTTCTGTCTCCTATGTGTTTCGGGGGGAGAATCCCGTTTATTACCAGTATCAGTATCGTCGTCTTCTTTCTCTCTTACCTGTTTACCCATTCCTTTAAGAGCTTCAATTCGTGCCTTTTTCAATGCTGCAGGCAATACAGTTCTTGCTCTAGCTCTTACAGCGGAACGAATAGCGTTCATATCTTCAGTAGTATAATCAGATTTAGCCGCTTTTTCCCATAATGCATCGAGGACTTGCTTCAATCTCTTATCATTATTGAGAATCTCAGAGACTGTTTCAAAGGCTTCCCTTGCTGCCTGTTTCTTGACATAAGGACTCATTTGCTCCTTAGAATCAATATTAGCATCAATAGTAGCCTTGATAGAATTATTCACACTTGTATTGATAGATTCGAGATTACGATTAAAATCCCGTTCTCTAATCTTGGCTTCTCGTTCCTCAGCCGCTTTGTTCGGATCTTTATCTTTATCAATATCAGGTTTAGCAAGTCGCTGAGGAGCTTCAAACTTAGAGTTACCGAATGTATACTTATACAAAATCTGAGCGGCTACTTGTAAATCATCATTACCAGAGGTTTTACCTTCTTCAACCATTGAAAGAACAGCATGTTTAATAATATTTCCAATTACTGTTCCATAGGCTCTAGAATCAACCTCCGCTAGTGTTGGAAGGAAGCTATCAACAAACTTATAGTAGCCGTTCTCGTCTGTCTCTTTAATTGATGACAGAAGTTCTTTTGATTCACCTTTAATAAGAGTCTGTTCAAGATTATCAAGAGCCTGAGATTTCTCACTAGCATCTCTAGCTTCAGCAGGAGTCTGAAAGACTTCAGTAAACTGCTGATCTCGATAATATGCACGCTCAAGATAAGGGAACTTCTTAAAAAGATCAGGATACTCTTTGAGAATCTCCTTCTTTCTAACTGGAGTAATTAATTCTAATTCCTCATCATCAGGAAGTTCTTCATCATCCTCAAAGTCTGATAGCTCATCCTCTTTATCTTCTTTGTCCTCTTTATCATTATCTTTATTATCTTCGTCGTCTTCGTCTGGAACTTCTTTATCTTTATTCTTATCTTTACCTTTATCTTCTTTATCTAAATCAATAACATCTGGTTTTTCATCATCGGCATTAAGAAAATCAATCATTGACTCTTTAGAGCCGCTACCAGATGGATTAGCTTCTTCAGGAAGAAATAATAGCTGTCTAATAAGCATATTTACCTACTGTGTGGCAACTTCTCTATTGCCAGAAATGGGCGCTTCTTTAAGATTATTCTTTTTGGGCTTAGCTGGCGGAGCACCTGCGCTAGGTTCAGCCGGAGGTTGAATTGGATTTTGCTGTTGCTGTTGTTCTGCCTGCTGATTTTGCATCTGAGCTAAATGAGCTTTACCGTGTAACAATACATTCTTATAGCCGTCTGGATTATCAGCTTTAGCCTGTTTACCGGCTTCTGATAATATCCACTGTCTAACTACTTCAAATTGAATTCCATGATTATCGTAATCAGGATCAATCTCAACACTGCTGATTTCTGGATTATTCGGATCTCCGGTCGGCTCAGGAACAGATTCTAGAAGTTCCTGAATTTCTTCTAGCTGTCTCTCTCTATCATCTTCCCCAGGAACAAAGAGATCATCTAATCCCATTGCTTCATAGAGAAGACCTTTATTCTCAGGTAGATTTAATAAAGCTAATAACTCGGGATTTGCAGATTGAAGAATAGCCATAATGCTATCCTTAATCTGACCAAACGTCTGAGGAATGTTCTCATTAGCTTCTAATTCTACTTTACCAATTTTCCCAGCAAGGTCGGCTTGTTTAATAACTACGTTAACAAAGCCACCTGTCTTTTTGCTTCTCTGCACATCCCTCTCATCATCACCTTGATCTTTAATGATCTTAATGTATTGAGGAATGGCTTTACCAAACGAATTCTTCCACCATGTAGTAAGCATCTTCCAAACATTCTGCTGTCTCTGTAATGCTTGCGCACGAGACATTGAATATTCAGAAGCTGTATTACCACCCTGCTGATTAACTGCACCACCAAATAAAGATGGGAGAGCTCCAGATACCAACTGACCTAGTGACTGGATTTGATTTAACCAGGGTAATACTTCACCACTTAGAGGTGATGTTTTAGTTTCAAAAATGCCATCCGCAATACTCTTTGAAGAATTTAACGGCTTGGTAGGCATTAAACTCCCAGGAACTACTTCAACCTGAGCATATGCCTTTGTATCAATTACAGCCGGATCGACGAATGTAAGACCGACACTATGTTCAATTGTCTGCTGAGTCAAGCTAACAATATCAAGAGTTAAATCTTGAATCGAAGCTAACAGTAATCCTAGCGGGTCATAGTGAATGTAATCAGCAAGAGGATTATAGTTAATTGTCCAGTGATCATCCACACACTCTGGATAGGCATCAGCATATGTGTCATTGACCATCTCAACACAAACACCGAAAGGAAATAACTTCTTAAGTCTCTTTACATCCACTTCATCTTTGAGAACATTGAATTGCCACGGACGGAGCCAGCAAAGTTTCCTTGTAACTACGTTAATGGGATATTCTCCCATATACTGAGGGGAAAGACGAGCCCATGAATCATATTGATCATAAGCTCCTTTATTCTCTCTACCCTCAATTTGTTTAATTAAATTCTCATTAGTCTTAAGATTCTCGTATCTATCTAATGCTTTAGCATAATGTTCTTCGTATGAATAGATTAGATAGCCGCATTCCTTTTGATTACGAGCATAATTAGGAACTTTGACATTCATTCCGCCAAAGATTTCCTGTTTCACGCGAGATTTCGGCTCGGTAGTACTTCCAACAATTCTGGTAAGAGTAAATCCCTGAAGATTAATATCTGGATCCATTCTCTGCATACAAACTTCGCAGAGTTCTTTACCATCATTAAATTCATCTCTAAGTTCTACATCACCTCCATCAGGATCAAACTCTGATAATTCATCATCCTTAATTGAATCAGCATCTCTGTTTCCAGTATTGTCTTGATTATTCTGATTCTGACTCTGATTCTGATTATTCTGAACTGAAGCATATTCTTCAGGAGAAATAACATCATCAGATAGAACTGCACCACAATTGCTGCATGTGCTAATCTGATGATACTCAGGGTATTCCTCTGCTTCATCCTTGCTATAAGTTCCATAATCAGTATCAGAATCACAATAATTATAATGAGCTACCATCCCTTCAGTACAATAGATAAATAATCCGTGAAGCCAAAGCATAGATGCATCATTATGCTTAAATAATAATGATCCAACCTTATCACCAGCTTTAGCAGTATTAATATCTAGAGTATTATCAGCATCATCAGGATAGCATTTTACTGGCGGAGTAGTAATCGACAGAGCCGCAATAATAGATTCAAGATAAGCGCGGAAAACATTAATACTCTTATCGTATGCACTTTGATCACTCTGATCGCTTCCTTCAGAATAATCACCCCAAATTCTCCAGTCGTGAGCTACTTCAGAATACCATACACGAGTAAACCCCTCCCATAAGAGTTTTAGCCGTCTCCATTGACGTAATTGCCTTTCTCTTACAGAAGCATCTTCTAGCTCACAGTCTCGAATAACTGCAAGTAGAAGCTGTTGAGTTTCTTCTGAGTATTGCTTCTTGGATTTACTCATTTAGCTTTTAACTAACTTTTAACTAACTTTTAACTTCTTTTTCTTTTTCTTACTTGGGCTAACATCAACACCGGCTCTACGAGCTTCATTTAAGCTAATAGCAATAGCTTGCTTTCTACTCTTTACGATTGGACCTTTGCTACTGCCAGAGTGAAGATCACCATGCTTAAACTTATGCATCTCATCTTTGACAGATGTAAATGGCATTGCTATTCTTCCATTTCCTCTTCTTCATCATCCATAGGCTTGCTAAACTTCATCAAACCTTTCTTCGGCATCTTCTTCTTTTTCTTCTTCATAAACCCACTTTTCTTGTCAGACTTATGAGCAGCTTTCATCTTCTCGATGAATCCTTTACTAGGTGATACATCCATCATGCTTTAGATTCTCCTTCTGTTCCAGTCTTGGAACTAACCTCATCTAATTCCTTTTCGAACTCTTTAATTTCTTCTGGAGTAGTTCTTAACTCTTTCTCTTTCCTACTTAGCTCTGAAGCAATTCTACGATCATTAGCTTCTAACTCTCTGCGCTGAATAGACCAACGCTTATTAGCTCCATAAGGAGTTAGAATCTTAGATTCATTATCTACCTTAATAACTTCTTTCTCAGGTTCCTCAAGAAGCTTATCTAGTAGAATTCGCTTCTCATTATTAGCAATAGAAAGCTGTTGCTTTAATGTCTCACAGCTTTCACATGTTACATAGTTAGG